ATGTACACATGTGCAAGTTGGTATGTGTACAGTTAATTTATTGGTATATGTACAGTTAATAAAATAAATATATGTACAGTTATATAATTATTTTTATATGTACACTTGCAGCAGTGTAAAAGGTGTGATATCTTTTATATGTGTACAGATAAAGACGGCAAACAAGGAGCCTGGCATGAAACTAACTGACGGAATGGACCGCACAAAGTACATCGTTAAAGCGGCCAAACATATCCAAGAAGAAGGTCAAGAAAAGGGACCTAAATACATCACTGACCGCTGCGGTCGTGTCGCTAAGGATGAGCACAAACGTCTTGGCTGGGTTGTGGACCAGGTGTCAGGTGAGCTGGCCAGCAATCCACAAATCAGCCATAACCACTATATCAATCTTATGAATAATTACCGTAGAGCCATCAAGGCCCTAGGGTATAAGCATCACCAAATAGAAAAGACATTAGTAACTTTTATCAATAAATATCAAGAATATAGGCCTGAAATAGCGGAGATGCTGGACCCCTCTTTGCCAATTGATACCTTGAGAGAGAATGTGATCCTGCTGAAATCACAGGCCAGGTCAAAAAGTGAATTTCGTAGTGACCTGCTTGGTCTTCGCATCGAGTTTCACCTCTACTATCTGTTTGAGCCAAAGGGCATTGCAACCGATAAGCGCAAAGAGCAAGTAAAAGAAGCGTTGAATGAAAAGCATGAGAACGTCATCAAGATAAATGGCGATCACATCAAGGAACTGGCCACAAAAATTCTGTCAGAAAAGGACCCGTCATATACAGACCTTGCAGTTGGCCTTGCTCTTGCGACTGGCCGTCGAGCTAATGAGATTATGAAGACTGCCAGCTTTAAGAAATCAGGTGAACGGTCGCTTATGTTTGAGGGACAGCTAAAAACCCATAACCGATACCTTTTTGAAGAAATTGGAGCATACGAGATACCTTGTATTGTTGATTCGGACTTAGTAATTAAAGGATTGAAATTATTAAGAAAAAAAACAGGAGCGGAAATCCTAGAATATACTGATGTCACTGGACGTACAGTTAAAAAGGCTGTCGCTGACGGCGATACTAATGACTTGAGACACAACGATGCTGTCAACCTTCGGTTCACTGCATCACTTAACCAGAGAGTCAAGGCCATACTAGGCCATGGAGAGTTTAGTTTCAGGACCTGCCGGGCCATCTATGTCGAAATAGCATTCCATGAGTTCAGACATAACGGCGAATCGAAAGCGGCCTTCCGTAGCAGAGTTCTTGGCCACTCAGGTGGTGATAAATCAACACAGAACCACTATGAGGGGTTTGAGCTTGATTCCAAGGTGGAAACCATCGGTGTGGTTGATATGGGCCAAAACGAGGCTGACAAGTCATACAACAAGCAACTGCTGAAGCACCTGGAGCAATACGATGCAACAATTGCAGCCTATCTGAGAGCGCCTAACTGGAAACACATTCATGATTGGCTAAAAGACCAGGTGAAAAACGGCCTGCAGCTTGACCAAATAACCACAAGCTATCTGAGAAAAATGTGCATCATCAACAACAAAAGCCTCAATGCAAACACCATCGCCAAGTACCTGGAAACATTGAACCTAGATAAGGTCCCAGCAGGGCAAGAGGAAAGCCATCAGGAAGAACTGGAGCAGGAAGAAGAACAGAAAGTGTCATGGCCAAAAGCTAAAGACATTAAGGTCCAGTCTAAAAAAGAAGGTGATATGTGGCATGTCTGGACTGAGGTTAACGGAATGCGGTGGGAAAATTGGTCTAAAGGTAGAAAAACAGAAGCTGTGAAGGCATTGCGACAACAATATGAGAGGGAATCAGAGGAAATGTAATGGCAGGGCTGGTGCCGCATTGACACCAGCTGCGGTACTCACCGGAGGGCTTGCTCTCCCGCTCTATTTTGGTCCTGTTTGTTTTGTACATCCAGGGCCATTTTTTTTGTCTCAGACAATAGTTCTGATAGAACCGCCAGGCATCCTTTGGCCGTCCCCATAGACATCTCATCCGGTGTTAGCCGGATAACCTCCACGATTGACTCCATTCTGTCCAGGCGTTCATTAACAGCATCAGCCACTGCCACATCGAGATACTTCATAACCCTAAAACCCCTCCCGTGTGTCCGTTCTCATGTCCTTATGATACTGTATATTCATACAGTTAACACTAATTAACGATGAAATTTTGGGCCCACTGGAAAGGCGGATGATCCATATCAATTTTTGCATTTTGCTAACAAGCCATTTGTAAAATGAATACAAAATTATGTCCCTTTTATTCATATTTTCACCTTTTACCAACTATCTTTTTATTATGTTTTTGATTCGTTAGAGAAATTCTCACATGAAATTAGTGGAGTAAATAAGACCCCTAAAAATGGTCCGTTTTGTGCCTTATAAACCTATATTTAGAGGTGTTGGGGGTGATAAATGTCACGAAAGAGCATCGTTACAGCTATTAAAAATCGCAGAGTGGATGCGAACTTAACCCAGAAGGAACTGGCAGATCAGGTGGGTATGAGCGAAAAAACATACCAACGGCTAGAAAGTGGGGTTACTGACATGAAAATAAGCCAGTATTACTCCATTTTAAAAGCACTTAACATCACCGACCTGGACATTGTCCTGGATACCTATGACGTAGACGCAGCAACCCCATGGGATGTGGCTGCGGCAGCTCGTCTCTTACTGCCTGAGACAAGGAACAACCTGGTGGCAAGCATCATGTCAGAGTGGCGGCGAGCTGAACGGCAGTTTAATGCTGATATCAACATTAAAACCCAGCGTTAGCCTCCATTAGCTGGCTTGTCCGCCTGTTCTGGCCTGCTTTGCCTGCATGGCCAGGTAGGATTCGAGTACATCAAAGGACAAATAACCAGTTTCTAGGTCTCTCATATCGTCATGGCTGAGGTGCGCGTAGGCAAATTCAAGCGAAACACCTACGGATTCAGCCGCCATTTCCACCCAATCTTCGGCGGTAATGCGGTCGCAAATTTCGGTACCCAAATCTGAGGTCGGCAGGGGCTCAAATGCTACGTCTGCCGGGGCCTCGTGGTTGGTTTCCTCTGTCACATAAGGTGCGGTGATATTAGATAAATCAGCTGTGACAGGTGTGACAAAATCGCCGGTATTTTGTTCAGCAGGTGCCGATGCAGGCATCCGTGGTGCCCATGCTTCGTCTTCTGCTTCCTGCAGGTGCTGTTCGATACCTTTGTTACGAAGAAGCGCTAGTTTGCGTACAAATTCAAGTTGTCCTTCATCAAGGCTGTAAACCCATACGCGATCATTGCCGTCTCTTACCTGCTTTGAAGTGACAGATAAGCCACGACTACGCAGGAAGTCGTTAAACCAGCGCACAGGGCTTTTTAGCGCGTTAAAGGTTACAGTGATGCCACTGTACTTAAACAGCGCCTCACGGTTGCGCAGGAGCCATTTGCGGAGTGCATTTGCTTCTTTGCTTGTCCACTCCCTTCCGTTGTAGTTCAAGTCGTCATCAAGACCGGCAGCAGCTAAAATTTTAGACTGATGTTGCTTGCGCTTACTGTAGTGTTTTAGGTCAACACGGCTGGTGGCAAATTTTCGGTTTCTAACGTCGAGCTGCTTGGCTGCGTCCATGGATAGCGCGGAAATAGACAGCTTTTTGATAGAGCTTACTGTGCCCTCTGTGACTTCACCGAATGTCAGATCATTAAGGAGTTCTTCGGAGTCGTCTCCGTCATATTCAGCCAGGTTTAAGTCTTTAAATACCTGAGTTTTTGCAATCGCCGTTTCTGGGTAGTCGCCTTCACCATGCATTGCCGCTTGGAATTGGTCCTCAGTAAGAACCGGTTGGCTGTCTATGTCTTCTTTAAGCTCCTCGAGGAGCTGTTCACGGATAGCATCCGCACAATTTTTGCCAATCTCGGAAAGCAGTTCATTTTTTGCCACATGGACAACCTTGTAGCCTTCTGCTTTTGCCTGGCTGATGAATCGCTGGCGGTACTGGTTTTTGTTTAAGTTTAAAAACGCTTTAACACGGCAGAATAGCCACTCGAATAACTCATGCTTAATACAGACCTTTCCGTTATCCATCCCAAGGAACTCGCAAGTCTCCATATCTGGTTCACTGAGTAGGAGGCGTTCTAGGACATCCGGGTCGGTATAAAAATTTTGTTCTGTTGGATCTACCCAAACGTGATAGTCAGTTACACCACGAGCCCTGGCCAGTTGCTGGTGGGCTTGTTCTGCTGTGCCAGTTTCGTGGCCAAACATGCCAATGGTTTTACCAAAATTATGTTTGTCGATGGAAAGCCCTGTGCCGATTGAAGGCGTACCAAGTAGGCCGCGAAGATCTGGTGCACGGTCATTGATGTTTTCTATTAGGCTTTGCACTTCATTGGTTTGGCTGTTATCACTGCTGACGTGCGCGTATTCTTTACCCCACTTCCATCCTGCTTTGTCCAGCTGGCGAGCCAGGTTGTCGATACGCTTCTTAGAGTTTGAGCAGATAAACTGGTTCGCTCCCTCAGCAAACCATCGCATGGCCTGTTGCTCCAGGTGTGAAATATCATCATAAACGTAAAGAGTTGAACCGGTTCTCGGTTTATGGTGGTTGATATGATAAAAACCACTGTGAAGGTTGATCCTCTCCATGAAGTCAGTGGTCAAATCAGACAGGTCAGCATCTGCCACGATTTGTGTACCTGACGTTCTGAGAACGTCAGAAAATACGTCCAGGTTAAAAGTTTTGTGTTTCATCGTAGACGACAAGAAATGCTGCAATGTTTGTTCTGCTTCATCCACAAAAACCACATCCCAACGAGTACCAGCAATACGCCATAGGCTATCAGGAGTAATGACCAAGCGGTTGGCACCTTTTAGATAGCTGTTGTCAGTACCTGCAATAATAAGGTCTTGGTAGAACTGCGCATCGAATTGCTTGGCTAGGCTTGTTAATAGTGAAACACGGTAGCTAACGATTAGCACTTTCAGGTCTTGGCGAGACTTAACCCATTGAGCGGAGCTGTACGTTTTTCCGGTTTCTTTAGCTGATTTAATCAGGTTCAGAGTACCTTCGACCAGGTTGATGTTCAGCTTTTCTTGTTCAATGTGGTTAAAAACGAAACCTTTGATGGCGTTAAGCTGTACGTGGACCTGTTCTGGTCCAAATTTGCAGAAAACGTCGTTCCAGTCGTCGCCGTTCTGCATCGGTACAACCCAGCGGGTACCTGAGCCTTTCGCTGCGCGAAGACCTGCTTCATCGTTATCCGGTGCAGAAATGAATTCAACTGCAGGATGGTAGGCTTGCAGTTGTGCAATAATTTTAGGGATGTTGTTTTCACCAACAACAACGATCACGCACTCACCAGTTGATTGGTGTACAGAAATACCATCGGCAAGGCCACCAACAACGAAAGCGCGGGAGGCTTCATCCAGTTTTCCAAGGACAGCAAAACCTTGCGCTGGCATAGAATAGCGGCGTACTTTCTTGTCAGATTTGCCGTGCTCGTTTAGTCCATCATAAATACGTTCAAAGCCGCAAAAGCGGCCTTCACAGTCATAGAGTCCCCAAGCAACATAATCACCGCCGCCGTCCCGACCTTTTTTTAACTCAATGAGCTGACCGGCATTCGGTATTTGTTTTCGTCGCATGTAGCCAGACGGAGATTTTAGGCGAGGCAGTTTTTTGAATTGGGCGTGAATATCATTCAGCCCTTTTGCTCTGGCATTGGCTTCCGCTTCCTGGCGAGCTTTTGCCTCAGCTGCGCAGCGCTGGCGCTCTTGTTCTTGTGCTTTTTTAACTTCTGGATCTAAATCTTGGCTTGCATCACGGACTGGAGACCATCCGCCTTCCTTTGCCAGATAAATTACGGTACCGATAGTGACTCGGTCTGTAGTGCGGAATGATTTCCACTGCTCACGAACGGCTTTTTCTTTGTAGTTAGAACCGCCACTTGACCAGTTATCAAATAGGGTGAAGCCGTCTTTTCCGAATTCGGAATGCAGCGCACGACCGACACGCGCCCAGGTATCATAGTCCTGGTCCGGTGAAATGAAGCTGAGGCACTCTTGTACCTCTTGATAAGTTAGGGGGTTTCGCCCATGCATATCCTGCATGTTGTTATATCTCCAGAAACACAATTGTACAAATGTACAGACACACAAAAACACATTTGTTGTCTATTGCTTGCGTTCCAAGGGTTCGGCCCCTAAACTAATAAACACAAATTCGAGTGTATGGTTTATTGGTTTGTTTCTTTTCTACCGGATGCCACTCCAGTAGCTGGGGCAATGAACCTTGAAACATAAATCAGACAGAAAACAAAGCCGGGATGCCAAACTGGCTTTTTTTTCGTCCGAAAGAAGTCATTTCTTCAAAATTCCTTCCTTTAGCCGTTGGACGCAAGTCTACCATAGACAGCGCCCTTAACTTTACTTCGTTTTTATCAAAATCTCAAATTATAACCCTATCATAAACACAACGGCCTAAATACCGTTCACCGTGTACCCTTCACCCCATGCCAAAACCACCCCGCAGACGTGTACTTCGCTGTTCACTTCTATGGTTCGGTAACTTGGGTTTAGCGGCTTTAGATATTGGTGCGGTCCGTCAATGATCAGCTGCTTGAACGTGTGCTCTCCTGTGTCTGCCAGGCGAGCAACAACAAACGAGCGGTTATCTGCTTGTTTGGTTGGGTCAACAACTATGCAGCACCCTTCCGGGAACGACTTGCCGATAGGGGCTTGCATACTATCCCCTTGAACTCGAAGGCCGAAAGCCTTCCTGGATGCGCCTCTTGGTGCCTCTACCCATTCATCATAATCACCATCGGCAGGCTGCTCTGGTGATTCAGTCCAGGTGCCAGCCTGAACCCAAGACAAAACAGGTACATAAAGGACTTGCTGCGGCTTGGTGATCACCTTATCACCGCCCTCAGCTTCACGAAGAATGTCAGAAGGAGAAGTCCCCAGCGCATTCGCCAAGGTGGTCAAGGTTTTAAGCGTAGCGCCAGCGCCCGCACTCTCGATGCGGGAAATGTTGCTTGGTAGCACTTTGTCATCCGTAAGCCGTGACAGCTTTTGTAGCGTTAGCCCTCGCTCATAACGGATGCGCTTTAATACCGGGCCAATATCTATTTCTATCATCCTCTTATTTTCCTTCATATTTGACAATATCGCAAAATCATGATTGCAAAATTTGCATTTACTTTTATTATCTTTTTTGATAAAAACTACTGGTTTAGACAATGTCGCATGTGCAACACCAAGGAGCGGAAAATGCCCATACCAGTACCGACCAAAACAGAAGACCAGGTGGTTATTCACTACACGCAGTTGTGGTTTTCTGAAACCTCTTGGAGCGCGGATCGTTTTGCGTCTGAGTTGCTGGTTCCATTGCTTTGGGATTTAGGTTTGGACGAGGCAGTTCAGGCGGCAACTGCAGTTGAGTATGAAAACTGGAAAAGGGCAAAAGGGGTTCAAGTTGGCCGTGTTATTCGTGGTACGCAAAA